AAAACAATCACATCGCCTACTATTAGTAATCCAACACTAACAGGCACATACACATTTACATCAGATGCAACTTCAACGCCTGCAATGACATTAACAGCAAACAGTATTAATGACGGTGTAGGTGCATTGCGAATAAACGGATCACAAGCAGACATATACTTAAACCCAAGTACTGCTACACACACCACTGTAACTTTTGCAGTTAACGATGATCAGCGTCTTGCATTTGGTATGGACAACAACAGTGACTTTTATATTACCAGACGAACTGGTGGCAGTTGGTATAATGATACTTTTGTAATAGACAGAGACACTGGTTTACTCAGTTTAGGATATGATCTTTCAGTAGCCGGTGATGCAACTATTACAGGAAATCTTACAGCATCAAGTTTAAATGTAAATAATCAAAGTACATTAGCAACATCGTCTCAAACACTTGCAACAACATCTCAGACAGCAATTGATACATTCAGTGCGTCAGCGTTTAGAAGTTGTAAATATTTAATACAAGCAACAAATACTGTCAGCAGTGAATACCAAGCCACTGAAGCAATTATAGTACATAACGGCACCACTTCATACATGAGTACTTACGGAATCACTTATACTGGTAGTGCCGAACTAGCAACATTTGCAACAGACATTAATAGCGGAAGTGTTAGGCTATTAGCGACCGGCGCCAATGCAAATAGTACACAGTATAAAGTAACACGTATAACGGTTGTAGTATAACCTAGTCCACAGACTATTAAATTGTTTATTTTAACTACCTTTAGGATTCTTTTTGAAGCCTTTTAACCCCACAAGACTTATGTTGTTTAAACTATGTGTACTGCTCAGCAATGATGCTTAATGACGACAAGCATTTTTTACTGTATATGAATAATTACTCTCAAAAGAATAAATAGTAGTAATAGAACACCTTGTAAGGAGCAAAGCCATATGTACACTATTGAGCAAAAATTTCGTGCCTCGTATACTGGTGAAGATGTTACAACCCTATTAAAGTTTGAAGATGGGCAACAACCACCACAAACTGAATGGGTAGCTAATAGCGTTTTCAACAATTACGTAACTACACAAGCCGTTGTTATCGGCGGAGGCGAAACAGCCTTAAAAAATAATGCAAGTTTATTAACTAAAATTAAAAATCATAAAGGTGGTTTATTAGCCGCTAATAAGTTACAAACTTATGGAACAAACGATACATGGAAATATATTCCTTGTGATTTCCTAGTAGCTATTAGCGATGCCAATGTTAAGCCTATTATTGACGATGGATATTACAATGGTAAAATTGTTTACACCAACGCTAATATGGTTTTAAAATATCCAGGAAAAATGTATCTAACACCTCAAGATCCACCATGGAATAGTGGTGCTATTGCGGCCTATCTTGCCGCTTTTGACGGGCATAGTAAAGTGTTTCTATTAGGCTTTGAAGCAGATAAAGGAGAAGAATTCCCATTCTGGGTTAAAGCGGCACAAATAGTTTTTGACACATATCCTGATACAGAATTTGTTTATATTACTGATTCATCAGATGGAGAGATGCCAGGTAGTTGGAAGAACTCAGACAACGTTAGACATATTACCTTACGTGAGTTTGTTCTTGAAGCTGATATTGGATAATTCCTGAACAGTCTCAAGTTTTTCAATTATTTTGTCAAACTTAAAAGAACGCCATACCCCCGGATGTAAAGGCCGGGGGTATTTCTTTATCGGAACCCAACAATAACCTTCGTGTTCGTCATTGAGATTTGGTATAAATTCTTCTTCTACAATACTTACATAGGTATGAAATGTAAATTTTTTATTATCGCTTGTAAAAGTTTCAAGCGGAGATAACTTTACTTCTTTAAGTTCTCCAATCTCTTCGTTAATTTCTCGTCGAAGAGTTTGAATAGGAGTTTCGTCTTTTTCAACTTTACCTCCAGTTATACCCCAAGTGCTTTTATATTTTCCTGTGGTGGATCTTAATAGAAATAGGTATCGCTGAGTAGACTTGGCATATATTAAACACCCAGTTGCTACTAGATTACGATTCTCCACTCGCCTTCTCGATACAGGCCTTCGACGCTCTTTGTCCATGTTTTCTCATGCCACTTGTATTGTATATTGGTATTTACGTTAGTAACATACTGGACATCATTTTCTGTACTGGCATCAAAGATAACTCTCCAAGTTTGGTCAGAAAGGTCGTATTCAATAATATCGTTGGCTTTAGCAATAAAGTTACGGTTTTGTCCACCACCCCATACATCTGCACTTTCGTGGTTATCTCCACTACCAATTGGTCCAAGTGTTAAATATCTTACATTTTGACCATCACGTTCTGCCGGACGTCCTTGGCCGGGTGCATAAGCATCAGTGTTATCGTACATTAAATCAATTATGTTGTTGTTGAATGGATCTATAATTGCATCTATTCCGCCTGTTATAGTGTTTGCTGGGAAAGTGTCATTATCTTTTGAAGTTATTAATAATTGATTTGTGTTTCCTGGATTAAAATTAACATATAATACACTCTCGTATGTACGCCCAATATCTGTTAATCTAATTTCAGTTAAACCTGGTTGTAACTCACCGTAGTGTTCTATTAAATCTGCCCAGTTGGCTTGATTACCATGTGCAACAGTTAATTCTCCGTCTGGACTAGATGCAACTGCTTCGTTCTTCATTAACGTTATAGCGTCTCCGTTATAGATAATACTATATCCATATGGTTCAACAATTCTACGTGTCAAATATGAAGCGTCATCAAGTACATCTCGTTTAATTTGCCCAGTTGAATCGTATACACTTGATACCGCACTTAATATAACACCAAGTCTTTTAACTTTAGCTGGTGGGCTAATCCAAATTGGTAAACTAAAACTCATAGTTGAAATACTAATATCTTCGTTAGTACCCATTGGAACAGATCTGCTATCCCATCTGGTTTGAGTTAGCCGTACTGCACTTAGACTGGTCCAATCAATATAGTTGTCGGTACTTTGTATTTCTAATGCAGGATTAAATAGTGTAGCAAGTTGTTCAACAATTTGTAGTTTTTGTTCTGTATTGCTTGTCCATATATCTAAGTTTAATGTTAGCTCGTACGGAACAGGCATGTGCCTCTCTACAGTATAACTATCAAATTTTGTTTCATCATATGTGTCAGTGTCTTTATCATAGCGGTGTTGGCGTAAACTTATTTTGTTTGAAAATGATGGATCTTGCATACGTGATTGATCATACACTAAATCTGTAATGTATACTGACATTGCAGGAACAGATGGCATGGTATTTTCAGTATTACCTTTAAGGATAGTTGCGGCTTGTCTGCTTTGATCTCCGTACATTACTGGAATACGTTGTACAGCGGTAGCACCTGCCGCATCTTCGCTACCAAATTCTACATAAAAGTTACTAACCATACGTATGAACTGTTGAACAAAACGACGGATCTGGCCGTCATAGAAGAAATTTTTATGATCTGTATCAGCCATTATTATCCGCCTTAGGTGTAAATGCTACACTTAAACCTTGACGCTCAGGTAGTGTATTAGTTTCATCTTCAGGATCAACGTAAGTAGTATCGTTATGTCTAAATTCTGAGTTTCGTGTTTGATTTATATCAGTGTTTGGCGTCAATCCTGTTCGTACAGCATCTACCTGTTTAATCCATCGTTTACCATCATATTTAAACAATCTATTAGGTAAGAAGTCTATTCTTAAGAATTGGTCTTGTGGTGCAGGACTAGCTGGAAAAGCTATACCTGATCCAATGGTGCCATCAAACACGCCTCCGGTTAAATATCCAGTTAGACGTTTGTCTTCGTTATTTGCTACTGAACTATTATTAGCGGCATTAAGTGGAACGCCTTTTTTGTCAAGGTCAACTGGTTCACCGTCGTGATCAGCTGTATATTCTGTGTCGTCTGCACTTGGTAAGTTATCTCGACCAAGCGTTGTTTTAAGTTCAAATAGATGTTCAACATCATATCCTGATTTTGGTACTTCGGCAGTTGCCTGTGCAATAACAGCGTCATTGATAGCAATATTTTTATCATACTGACTAAGAATTTGAGCAGTGGTTGTTGCAGTACCTTCAACAGCAATTTTATTAATAATGTCTTTGTATTCTTGTGCGTCCACCATTGGTTCAAATTTAACACGCCACAAGTGAGGCCACCATGTTGGACTGAATCCTTCAGATGCAAAACTAGCATCTCCCGCTACATAATATCTTTTTAAAGCAACAGGTACGTCATCGTCTAATGCATAAAAGTCTTTAAGATGTGGTAATTCAATAACATCACCAGCTATAATTTTACGTCCTAGTTGTGCAACCATGTCGTTTAAATGGAAGGTTACCATAATACTAGCACCTGTTAGAAAAATACCAAACTGAGATAGATCAAAATCGCTATCTCCTCTTGTGTAATGTCCTCGTACCTCATAAACATCATCATCATATTGACGATCTCTGTTTTCTACAAATAGCAGATCTTGTATATTCTTTTCGCTTTGAGTACCATATTGAGGTTGAGTTGCATCGCCTTGGTCACCTTGATCCTTTGTACCAATGTATTTGTGTACAAACATTCCAGTGCCACCTATTGTAAACATTTCGGAAATACGGCGATCTGTAAACTTGTAATCGTTACTATGTTGTCCGTCTTTCCATAGGCTAAGTCTTGGCATTTTTGCAAAATCCTTATTAGTTGTACTCTTATTTATTAGAAAAATCTCCTGTGTGGTTAAATAAATGGTTGACAAATCCTTGTTATGTGTTATTATGTATATTGTAGTGTATTTTATAAGTACCAAAAGGAGCGGATATGGCTGTTACAAAAAAACGTATAAATCTAACCCCAAAGAAAAAGAAGCCCAGAGCTAAAGTACACATTAGACGTGGCTCTAAACTACAAGAACCAAATTGGGAAGGATCTGAGCATTGGGATGGTAAACAGTATCACGATTTTACTCGTGTTGCTTCTGATTTTTATTATGCTGAGTATAAAGGAAGTGATTTGGTTCCATATCTGTGGGCCTGGATGAAAGAGAATGATTACACTAACCAACAAATTAAAGAAGCAAAAGCGGCACCGTCACATGCAATTTCGACAGTAGCATGTTATAATGCACGTATGCTTTCAAATGGTAGACCTGACTATCACAAAGCACATGATGAGTACTGGCAATCTCTTGCAGGTACAATGGGTGATGTTAGACCAGTAAGTACTTGGATACGTGAACAAATTGAAAAAGCAATTGAGCTTGGTGCTCCGCTTGTAGCAGAAAAAGAAGCTGAAGCCCAAGCGGCAAAAGCAAAAGGTACATATTACAAGCCAACTATTCAAGATCGACTTAATGAAAAAGTTGATGAAATACTAGGTGAGCTTGAAGGTCGTTACGACGAAGTAATACTAGGTTCTAAATCGGCTAAAGCAGATGCCTACAAACTGTTCCAAGATGAAAAGCTACCTCAGTCTAAAATTGGTGATGTTGTTAAATTTGTTACTGAACGTAAACAAGGACTTGAAGAAGATTGGAAAGATCTAAAGAAAGGCGATCCAGACTGCAAAGAAGGTTACGCTCATATGAAGCCTGCAGATTGGAAGCGACACATTGCTTGGTATGAAGAAGTACTAGCAGATTGTACTAGTTTCTCTCAATTGAAAAAAGCTACACGTAAAACTCGTGTTAAGAAGAGTCCGTCAAGAGAAAAGATTGTTTCAAAGCTCAAGTATAAAGCTGAAGATACAGTTGTTAAAGTTGCTAGTATTAATCCAATGCAGATACTAGATGCTGAAGTGCTTTGGGTTTATAATACTAAAACACGTAAACTAGGCAAATATGTTGCTGACGATCATCAAAAGCTAGGTGTCAAAGGTGCTAGTATTACAAACTTTGTAGAAAGTGCTAGTGTGCAAAAAACATTACGTAAGCCTGAAGAGCAATTGAAAACCTTCCAAAAAGCAAACAAAGTTGCTCTAAGGAAGTTTATGTCAACTGTAAAAACCACTGAAACCAAACTAAACGGTAGAATTAACAACGAAACAATTCTAATCAAAGTTCAGTAACTTATTACAACCCTGATAAATACATTATATTAACTAGCAGGGTTACTCTCTATGGCAACACAAAAATCTGGACTAAATGCTGACGGCACCTTAATTAGCGATAATCTATTTGATGCTGGTACTGGAACAGGTGCTGGACAAATTGAATTTGATGGTTCTAGTTTGCCAGCAGTAAATGCTCTTAAAAAACAAATTGAAGACTATACTCGTTTAAAATTAGGTGACGGGCTGGTTGATGTAGAGCTTGATAAAGAGCATTACGATTTAGGAATACACAATGCATTAGTAAAGTTTCGTCAACGTAGTAGTGCCGCAACTGAACAGAGTTATGCTTTCTTAAAATTACTACCTGAAACTTCAGAGTATATTTTACCATCTGAGATTATGACTGTTAATGCTATATACCGTCGTGGCATTGGAAGTGCCACAGGCAATACCGCCACACAGTTTGAACCATTCTCAGCAGGGTATATGAATACGTATATGTTGGTAGCAGGTCGTGTTGGCGGCTTGTTGAGTTATGAATTATATGCACAGTACCAAGAACTAGCAATGACTATGTTTGGTGGTTACATGCAGTTTAATTGGAACAATGCAAATAAAAAATTAACAATCATTCGTAAGATTCCAGATCAAAGCGATGAAGTTGTTGGGCTACAGGTTAACAACTACAAGCCAGATTTAATGTTACTAAATGATCATATGGTATATCCTTGGTTACAAGATTATGCATATTCATTCTGTAAACGTATACTTGGAGAAGCAAGAAGCAAGTTTGCTAGTATTGCAGGACCAAGTGGTGGTACTGCTCTTAATGGACCTGCATTGGTTGCCGAAGCACAAGCCGAACTTGATGTGCTAGAGCAACAACTAAAAGATTATGTTGATGGTGGAATGCCATTAACTTGGACAACAGGGTAAACTAAAATGAGAGCATTTGATTTTTTACCAGAAGATACTGATGTTACTGAACATGAATTAGTTTGGGCTAAATCTAAAAAAGGTCCCGTGATGAAATGGCGTTGTCTAAGTGGTCAACGTAAAGGACGAGTTGTTCCTAAAGTAATTGATTGTAGTAAACCAATTGATGTTGCACAACGAGCTCGTATGAAAGTTACTCGTGCTAATACTAAGATTAGAGCGGCACGTAAAGCCAAGAAAACTAAAAGAGTAAATCCATACAGTCGTATGGTAAGAAATCTTAATAAATCCAAAAAAAGATAGATTGACACTACCCAATGTTTATGCTATAATACAGTATTAGCATTGGAGATTAATTCATTATGATTGTTGGAATTTGTGGTCTTATTGGATCAGGCAAAGGAACAGTTGCTGATTTCCTAGTGAACGACAAAGGTTTTACTAAATTAAGTTTTGCAGATAAGTTAAAAGATAGTGTAGCTACATTATTCGATTGGCCTCGTCAACTACTTGAAGGTGATACTGAAGAAAGTAGACAATGGCGTGAGCAAGAAGATATATTTTGGTCAAAAGAATTAAGCCAGCCTGTAACTCCACGTTTTGTATTACAACTATACGGAACAGAATGTATGCGAAATGGATTCTATGATGGCATATGGGTTAGTTTTGTTAAAAAGAAAATACTTGATAATCCTAAACAAAATTTTATAATTCCAGACACCCGCTTTCCTAATGAAATTAATGTATTACATGAACTAGGTGGCGAAGTATGGTGGATACGCAGAGGCGAACTTCCGAGTTGGTGGAATATTGCAGTTATTGGTGAGACTCCGCCTGGAATACATGCAAGTGAATATGCTTGGGCAATGCCTGACGATAAGTTTGATAGAGTTGTTTATAACGACGGAACTAAAGAAGAATTGTTTAAAAGTCTTCAATTTGTGGACTAGGCTTCCAAGGTATTCTACTTCCGTATAGCTCTGCTTTGCAGTTAGCACATATTGTTTTAAGATTAAAACTATCAACGTTTGATAGATTTCCGTCTACATGAAAGACAAACATTTGATTATTTGTCTTTGCTTTAAAGCCACACTTATCACATCTTTCTTTTTTACGATACCCCATACGATACCACATAGGTGCCGCTGGCTTTAATTTTTTCTTTTTACGGCTACATGAATCGCACATTTTGCGATAGTAAACTTTGTTGCCCTTACGACTATTAATAGCAACAGGTCTTTCTTCGCATACAGGGCATATTTTGCGTTCGCTCATATAGTTATTTATAAGCAAACCTTAATTAAGGGCATCTGTAGAGCATGGTTTTTGGACATAATTAATAAATACATTTAAGCAAAAACATTGTGTCCTCACTGATACAGAGTTTTTAAATATTACAATAGTGTAAAAGGAAGATAATAAAATGGCATTAATTTCACCAGGTTTAGAGCTTAGTGTTACCGACGAGAGTGCATACGTACCAGGTGCCGTCGGAACAGTACCTCTAGTATTCCTAACAACCGAACAAGACAAAATTTATACAGGCACAACGATTGCCTCTGGTACAACTAAAGCTAACGCCGCAACATTGCAGGCGTTCACTAGCCAACGTGAAATTGTTACTGCTCTTGGAACTCCGATATTTAAACAGAGCGCCAGCGGTACACCAACACACGGTTCACCACTAAACGAATACGGCTTAATGGCTTCATATTCCGCACTAGGACTAAGCAATAGACTATATGCTATCCGTGCTGATGTTAACCTTAAAGAGTTAGAAGCAACAAGCGTTCGACCAATTGGTGACCCAACTAACGGAACAAGTTGGTTAGACTTAGGATTAACTGATTGGGGCATTTACGAATGGGATGCCGCAACATTCCAGTTTACTAAAAAGACTCCAATTATCATTGATATTGATGACGAGATTAACCCAGCCACTCTTTCAGGCGGCAAGTATCCATCAACTGCAATTGGCAGTAACGGAGACTATGCAGTTGTAACAGTAGGCGGAGAAACAAAAACAGCACAAAATAGATTCTACTACAAAGACTATTTAGGTCGTTGGAGAAGACTAGGACTTGACGAATGGTACAGGTCTAAGCCAACTATTTCTGCTACAGTTTCAAATCCAACATTAACCACTGCCGAAGCTCTTACAGTCAACGGTGTTACAGTTACATTAACTGGTACTACAGTAGCTGAACTTAAAACATCATTTGATGGAGCATCCGGACTAACTGGTATTACAACATACGTTGATGGATCTAATAACTTTAAAATCTTTGCAGACTCAACAGCAACGTCAAATGGTACAGATGCAGACGGAAAGATTGCTATTGCTAACAGCGGTAGCGGAACAATATTAGCCGCACTAGGAATTACAGCAGGTACATATAATGGACCTGAACTATACCACGGTTCATATGTTGACGTTCCAGCATGGAGAGCATCAGATACAGACCCAAGACCATCAGGTAGTGTTTGGATTAAAACATCAGTACTAGGTGCTGGTATGAACTTATCACTTAAAAAGTACAATTCAGAAACAGATACATTTACTGCTGAAGCAGTAACAGTAGCCGCAGACTTTGCTAAAGCAGGATTTGCTCTAGATCCAAATGCAAATACATTTAGTACTCCTTTTGGAACTAAGATTGCATTGTACACAAATAATACATCAACAGGTAACATTCTAAGATTGTTCGAAAGAGGTGTACAAGGTAAATCATCAAATACTGCTACACCAACTACACTAGCAGGCGGCGGAACTATTACTATCCAAGCAACCAAGAGTGGCTTTGATACATTTTTTGATTACTCACTAACATTCCCAGTAACAGTTACTAACGCAGTTGATTGGGTTACAAGGTTCTCAGCACTTGGTATTCCTGAAGTTTCAGCAAAAGCAAATGCAGATGATACTATTACAATTACACACGATACTGGTGGAGTTATTACACTTAAAGACGTGTCAGGTACAATGGTTAGTGGTGCAGGCTTTACAGCGGCAAACTTCTTAGATGACGGCGACGGAGCAATTATCCTAAGTAACTGGAGAGTTTTAGCATACGAAGCAAGTATTACTAAGCCTTACAAAGAGCCAGCAGACGGTACATATTGGTATTACGGTGATGCAACTACAGTTGACATTATGATTAACGACAACGGTTGGAAAGGTTATAAGAACCTAAGCAATGATGCACGTGGTTATAATTTATCTAACACTGATCCAAATGGTGTTATTGTTACTGCAAGTAAGCCTGTTACACAAACAGACGGAACAGGACTTGTAAGTGGAGATCTTTGGTTAGATACAAGTGATTTAATTAACTATCCAAAACTTTATCGTTACAATGATGCTAGTGAATTTGTTGCAATTGATGCAACAGATAGATTTAGTCAGAACGGTATTGCTTTTGCTGATGCACGTTGGGATGGAGCAGGAACAACAGATGTTGTTGCCTCAGCAATGCCAACAGTAAAGAGTCTTTTAACAAGTGACTACTTAGACTTAGACGCTCCAAACCACAAGTTGTATCCAAGAGGATTACTACTTTGGAACACAAGACGTAGCGGATTTAATGTTAAGAAGTTTGCTAACAATTACTTTAACGAAAATAGTTTCCCAAATAAAACACTACCTACTATCGTAGATACATGGGTAAGTGTTTCGGGACTAATGGATAGCCAGGCACCATTTATGGGTACTGCCGCACAACGCAACATGGTTGTTAAAGCTATGAAATCAGCAGTTGATGCAAATATCCAAATACGTGAAGAACAGTTTGCGTACAACCTAATTACTGCTCCTGGTTTTCCAGAAGTAATTCCAAATATGGTTGCACTAAACAACGATCGTAAGAATACAGCATTTGTAATTGGTGACACACCAATGACACTACCAGCAAATAGCATTAGTTTTGCTAACTGGGCAAATAACACAGACGGAACAGGACTTAGCACTGCTGATCCCTACCTAGCTGTTTACTACCCACATGGTAAAACAAACGATCTAGCAGGTAACACTATTGTTATGCCAGCAAGTCATATGGCACTACGTACATATATCAGAAATGATAATGTAAGTTACCAATGGTTTGCTCCAGCAGGTGTTAGACGTGGACTTATTGATAATGCCGCTGATATTGGTTGGATCAACCCTGTAACAGGTGGATTTGTTAGAAATGCTATTAACAACGGTCTACGTGATGCACTTTACGAGAATAGAATTAACCCATTTACAATCCTTCCAGGTGTTGGACTAGTATGTTGGGGACAAAAAACTCGTAACCCAGTTGCAAGTTCAATGGATAGAGTTAACGTTGCAAGACTAGTTAACTATATTAGAACGATCCTTGCAAATGTTGGTAACGCATTCTTGTTTGAACCAAATGATAAGATTACAAGAGATCAAATTAAGAATATTATTGAAGGTGCGATTAACGACCTAATTGCAAAACGTGGTATTTACGATTACCTTGTTGTTTGTGACGAAACAAATAACACACCAACTCGTATTGCACGTAACGAACTATACGTTGATATTGCAATTGAGCCAATGAAAGCAGTTGAATTTATATATATTCCAATTAGATTGAAAAACCCAGGTGATATTGCCGCAGGTGTATAAAATAAATTAAAAAAAATCGGCAACTGGGGCTAAACTGGTCTCAGTTGTCGATCAAATACAGATAAATACTTCTGTATAAGGAGAACATAACATGTCAGTTGCAAGTTTAACAAAATTTACAGTTCCATTAGCTACGGACCAAAGTGCTACATCACAAGGTCTATTAATGCCAAAACTAAGCTATCGCTTTCGTGCCAGCTTTGATAACTTTGGTGTTAGTCAACCTAAGTCGGAACTGACAAAACAAATAGTAAGTATTGCGAGACCACAGGTTGCATTCAACCCAATCACAATCGATACTTACAACTCAAAAGTATATCTTCAAGGTAAGCCAGAATGGCAAGAAACATCAGTTACATTGCGTGATGACGCAGGTGGAAACGTTTCACGTCTAGTTGGTGAACAGATTCAGAAACAATTTGACTTCCTAGAGCAGGCAAGTGCCGCTTCTGGAATTGATTACAAATTCTTATTACGTTTTGAAATGCTAGATGGTGGTAATGGAACATTAGAGCCAGCAGTATTAGAAACATGGGAACTATATGGTTGCATGTTGTCAAACGTAAACTACGGAGAAATGGCTTACGAAAACAATGAGCCAGCTACAATTCAGCTAAGTGTCAGATTTGACAACGCAATACAATCACCAGTTGGTGTTGGTGTTGGAACGTTAGTTGGACGTACAGCCGCAGGAGCAATTACTGGCTAATAATAATTAGGCAGACGACTCAACAATAAGAAAAAAAGTATTTTAAAAGCTAAAACTGTAAAAAGTAAATTGTTATAACTAGATAAACTCGGGTCGAATTAAAACCCGGGTTTATTTTTGGCATAAATACTTGTATGAGCATAAACCAATTTTTAAAACAATTTTCACAAGGTGATCAGCTAAAAGACTATAGTCATGCCAGTAAACTATTTGTTTCTGACAACTATAAGCTATCCCCTAAATATGGATTTCTATATCATGTAGCGTTTGACTTAAACCCAGGCATTGCTACTACAGGCAACCAAGAGCAAATGGAACTTGGTATGCTTTGTAAGCAAGTAACATTGCCATCGTTTAAGATGAATATTAAAAAGCAAAATGCATATAATAGATGGAACTATACCCAAACAAAACTTGAGTATGATGATATAAGACTTACATTCCATGACGACAGTGCTGATGTTGTACGTAATTTTTGGTATGATTATTATAGCTATTATTTTAGAGATAGTGATTATTACGATAGTGTTTACAGACAAGGACACAAGTATTCACCGAGTGTAGGTGGTGCATGGGGTTATACACCACGCAATTATCCTAAAACCTATCCCGATCCTTTTGGTGATGCACCTTCAACTGATGCTCAATTACAATTTATAAATGCAATACACATTTACAGTTTTCATCAAAAACGATTTAGTAAGTATACACTAATAAACCCAATCATTAGTTCTTTTAAACACGGAGAACATGAAGCGGCCGCAGGTGATTCAATTCTATCACATGAAATGACAGTTCAATTTGAAACAGTTAAATATGCTACAGGCACAGTAACAGGAAATAATGTTAAAGGCTTTGCTGATTTACATTATGATAACTCACCAAGTCCACTAACTCCAGCTGGTGGCGGAACTAATAGTATTGCTGGTCCAGGTGGATTACTTGAAACAGCAGATGAGATAGTTGAAGATTTAGCGGCAGGCAATATTTCAAGTGCCGTTGTTAAAGCAAGTAGAGCATTAAGCAACTTTAAAAATGGAGATTTTAAAGCTATTGCTAGTGCAGAATTAGGACAGATTGGAAAAGATATTTTAAGTGGACAAAATCCATTAGATAGATTAAGTGTACCAGGAATTAGTAATCTAAGTACTGGCCCAGTAGCACAAGGCTTAAAACAAATAGGCGGAAGTGTTGGCGATGCAATTGACTCTGGGTTTAAAGCAATTGGCGGCGTAAGTCCGGCAATTAGCAGTAATGGATCTTTACTAAGTACTGCTTCAAGTTTTGCATCAACAGCTAATTCGTTGAGTAACGGAACTCTTCCATTACCAACAATTAATAATGCTATTAACTTTGCTAATCAAGTATCAGTGGCATCAGCTAAAGCCAAAGAAGCCGAAGTTCGTAAGCAACTTAATACTATAGCAACGTAAGGTGTAAAACAATAGCGTATAAAAATGTTTAGTTTTGACGTAGAAAATATAACCAAAGGCGTAGGTGTAATTACAGCAACATTGGCAATGTTAGGTGGTGGTTATACTCTATGGGATAAACTTGAAAACAAGGACATACTTACTTGGGCACCTGAGCACTTTAACATAGCACCATACGAAGGTGATTACAAAGTTACTGTGGCAAGAGAGAAACACAGAGATGATTGCACAGTCACAGACTTTACACTAACTGTTAGGGACAGCGAAAACATTGTCCACCAAGCATCAAGTAGTATTGGTAAATTTATGGGTCCAGCAAGTGATACTGTTGATACGTTTGCATTTAAGATGCAGATTGAATCCGACCAAACGGTAGCACCAGGCATAGCAACACTGATTGCTTATATTGATTATGATTGTCCAGAAGGTCATATTGCAGTAACATATCCAGATCACGAAAACTTAAGGTTTGAAATAACCACTAAATAGTTATAAGGGCATAGGACTACTATTATAGGAGAAAACAAATGGCGTATAAAAATGTATTAACAAATATATCCGGAGTAGATGTAAACTCTGTTGATAAAAGTGTTGATGGATTCTTTACTAACTACTTTGATCGTATTGTTGATATTAGTGGTCCTGAAAATGACGTTATTGTTTCTCATTTTGAAATGTACACAAGAGGAAACAAATTAGCGGCACAGGCTCTAGCAAGTGCAGTTATATTTACAGCACAAAAATTAGAAGCGAGTCCAATGGAAGTACTCGACGATTTCAAAAATGTACCAATTGGTGATCTAAGCGAATACCTTTGCATGTACTTAAACCTCAATAGACAAGGTACTAGTTTACTTGGAATTAATAATGCTAAGGTTCGCAATAAATATGTCGAACGTAGCATTTTACCATGAGCAAATATTCCCAAGGCAAGTATCAAATAAAAAACCCAGACAAGTATGTTGGAAAAGGCACGCCTACATTTCGCAGTAGCTGGGAACATGTCTTTATGTCGTTCTGTGATAATAATCCTAATATACTAAAGTGGGCAAGTGAACCAATACGTATTAACTATAAAAATCCGTTTACAGGAAAGAATACTATATACGTTCCTGATTTTTTAATTTACTACATTGATCGCAGTGGTAATCACAGTGCTGATGTAATTGAAGTCAAACCCAAGAAAGAAACAAATCTTGGAGAGGCTAAAAGTCGACGAGACCAAGCATATACAGTGCTTAACATGGCAAAATGGGAAGCCGCTAAAGCATGGTGTAAGCAAAAAGGTCTTAATTTTAAGATAGTCACAGAAGAGCAAATTTTCCACCAAGGCAATAAACGATAAGTATATACACATACTTAATAGGAATGCCAATGACAAAAAAACTTGAAGAATTTTTTAACGTAGATCCAGCTGATATACACGAGCCAACGCATGAGGAACCTGAAGAGGTAAACCCTGAGGTTGCAAAGAATGAAATTACTACTAACGTAGAAACAATTAGATCAGTTAACAATGCCATTGATAAGATTGATGTTGCATTACCAACTATTAAAGATTTAGATGCAAGTGATAACGAAATGGATGCTCTTGCTTCTTTAGCACAAGAAAAGTTTCAAGATCTAATGGATTTAGGAATGAATGTAGAGCCTAGGTTTAGCGGAGTTATTCTACAAACTGCTAGTCAACTACTTGGCCATTCAATTACTGCAAAAACAGCTAAAATGGATAAAAAACTAAAAATGGTTCAACTGCAATTACAAAAAGCCAGACTGGATCATCAAATTAATAAAGATAACGGCGGAGTTGAAGACCCAATTGAAGGTCAAGGTGTAGTTATTGATCGCTCGACACTATTAAACGAGATTTTGTCAGCAAACAAAAAGACCTCCGACGGATAAATACATTATAAAATATAAAAAACGAAGGTGGTTTGTTTAATGAAAACATTTCAGACATATTATTTCGAAGCTGACAAAACCTATCAGTTTCGTATCAAATTAGCAGGCTTAGAGCCTAAGGGTGAAGCCCTTGATCGTATTACTAAAGCGATTGATGTGTATCAAGTTGAAACAGTCAGCAAGAGCAAACGTACACCTATAAGTGAACGTCCTGAGTTTCCAAGACACGGACCAATTGACACATACGAAGTTGAAGTTGACCTAAAATACCCAGCAACTGCTGAGGGTGTTAAGAATCTGTTAGTAAATAGAGCATTTATTTCTGCACACGATGTTGTGGTTGCTAGATGCGGAGAAGACTACGATATACTTTCAGAAACTGAAGTGTCAGACGAAGAAAATGATAAAGGTAAGCAAGAAACTGTTGGACAAAAAAGAGTTGATAGTATGCTTAAAGACTTTGTTAAAGATTCAACTAAATTTGATGAGATAGCAAAGGAAAAATAAAATGACAGATTTTTATAAATTAAATGATCAGTTAAAAAATATTGACGAAGGCTATTACGAAATGCCTCCAATAGATAGAGAACGTTATACTGACTTGGAAGGGGAAGGACTTGAAGGCCCATTCCAGACACGCAGTGGTAAAGTAGTATACTATGATCCTAAAGAAGGCAAGTACTACGATCGTGATAGCGATATGTACCTATCACATGAAGAATTTCAAGCATACGACCAAAGCAAACCAGACGACTATAAGATTACTAAAATGGAGTTGCCTAAACTTAAAAGGACACAATCTGATTTAGATTATATGAGTCAGATGGACGATGCCCACGCACAAATTTATGGTGAAGGCAAAATGAGCGACATACACCAAGACGCTCAAGAGAATGATAAAGAAGATTTTATTGCAATGCATAAAGACTCTATGTCAGCAGACGAAGCCGGTAAGATGTGGGACGAAGTACAAAAACAGATGGACGAAGGCAAAAAGAAAGCAAAGAAAAAGTCTGATGCTGAGATAGACCAAAATTGGTTAGACGCACAAAATAGTATGCTTGATCATGAAGGTAAACCAAAGCCTGAATATACTAAAATGAGAGATACAATGTCCGAAGGCATTGAACTAACAACATCATTACAACAAGCATACGAATCAATATTAAAAAGGGAAAATGATAGCCTGGCTAATCCTGAGGTTGTAGAGAGCCAAGCAGAAACATCAGAACTTGACGAACAGCAGGACTCAAAGGATTTACAAGAAGAACAAGTTGCCCCTTATGACAACAGTGAGTGTTCAACCGACGACGAAGAAGAAATTGTTAGTGAAGCACCACCATTACCCACTGAAAAACAAAAAGCTATGACACAAAGAATTAAAGATAGAATAGCTATGCGATCAGGTTCCCCAGAAGATCAGGCAAACACAAAAGAAAAAGAATCTACAGCAAAGATGTTAAAGCTAGTACGAGAAATTAGCGAACATCGCCGTATGCTTGAAAATATGATTATTAAGTTAGCAGAAATTGACAATGGTGATCTACATGATCAACTTAGTACAATGTTTGACCTTAATACTAAATTTAGTGCAGTATTGCGTAGAGCAATGAGCATTGTTCCACGTTATGAAAGCATTAAAAATGAAGCATCAATTGGTGAAAAACCAATTGAAGAAAGCTATACTGCTATTGATAAAACATTTAATGAAATGTTTAACATGATGGGCCGTTTACTAAAAATTACACGTCAAGACGGTGTATTAAGTAAGATGGTAGGCTGGGAAGGCGGCGACCCAGCATGGATTACTGATGCTAATCAAAAATTAATTGAAGCGATGGAAGCCATTGAAGAAGCACACAGGTTTAGTTACAGGGAAGAACATTCACAAATGAAAGATGAAAGTGTTGATAACGAATCCAAATCTGTACAAAAAAATCAGCTAACTGATATTAAAAAACTAGCTGGTATTGAAGAAGATGCAACACAGACCGTGGATGTCAAAGTAATCAACAGTGGTTACGGAACTGAAATGGGTATGAAAAGTGCAGAAATTATTAGCCAAGAATTAAATAATAATATGCAACCCGTTTTAAAAGTTAGAATTGAAGATCTTAATATGGGTGACCCAGTTGTTGCGGAATTCCGCAATGGTAGTTGGGTCGTAGATATGGACTAACAAGGTCTAATTATGAGAGCATTTGAATTTATTTCTGAATCTAAGAGACGTCTACGTAAAGGCGCACAACATGCATTACCTACAGCTCATACATGGGCAACAGATTTTTATGGTGCATATAGATTTGGACTTTCGTTAGCAAGTTCTCCAGATGGACCTGATATGCCTGAGGTTGGACCAACTGGCGGCAGAATGACTACTGTATCATACAGCGATGGTGACCAATCGATACTTGACGGCGCTTCAAAACGAATGGGTATTTCAAAGAAAGATAAATTGACTAAAGGAAATAAAAGCCAAGAAATGCCAGATGTGAATACAAAAAGTACACTAGTTCCTAAAGGTCCAGTTAAACGTAAAAACAAATGACCAGATATAGAAACGAGTTAAGCGAACTTGTTAAACTGGCTGGCATCAAACAGGAATCCCCAGAAGACAACATCACTGATACTGCTAAAGAGAAAGCAGAATACCAACGTAAAAACAATGTTGAACCAGGCACTGATGAATGGTTCAAACTTTGGTTTGCTCGCCCTAAACTAACTGGTGAAAAACCTTTCTAACTGTAATATAATTGTAATATTAAAATTTTGTCAAAACAGTAAATAATGTTGACAAAACAGAAAATATAAGTTATACT